GTTTCGCTTGCCACCAAGCCGTTCCGGGAAGCATCTGTATCAGATTACAAGGGCATTTTCTCGAAAGAGGAAGCTGTGCTTGGTGTTGAGGGTTTGAAGATTAAATCTATCGCCCGTTCCACTTCAGCAGGATACCCTTATGTTTTAACGACGAAGGCTGGCAAGAAGGACTTCTTCGGTTCTTCGGGTGATTTCTCTTTTGACTCTGAGGAGTGCAAGTCGCTTTTTGAGCGCGTCGATCATATAGTCGACAGCGCTAAACGTGGGGAACGTTTGGCCCACGTTTTTGTTGATTTTCTGAAAGACGAGACACGACCGCATGCGAAGGTTGATGCTGGGGCCACACGTGTCATTAGCGGAGCACCGCTTGATTACGTTGTGGCTTTTCGCATGTACTTCGGAGCCTTTATGGCTTCCATGTTTCGCCACCATACTAAGTCTGGCATGTGTCCGGGGATCAATCCTTTCTCCGAGTGGTGGCAATTGGCTTCACGTCTTTCTACACACGGTGACAAGTGTTTTGATGGAGATTTCAAGAGGTTCGATTCCTCTGAGCAACCGTACATACACTATGCCATTTTGGATTTTGTCAACAGGTGGTATGATGATGGCGAGGAAAATGCACAAATTCGCGCTGTTTTATGGCTTGACCTGGTTCATTCGCGCCATCTTGGTGGCGATGGAAGGGACCAATGTCACTTGTATCAGTGGAATAAGTCCTTGCCGAGTGGGCATCCTTTCACAACACCCGTCAATTCCTTGTACTCGCTTATTACGCTTACTGCTTGCTACTGCAAAGCTACAGGCGATTACGCGAATATGTGGGACCATGTTTACATCGCCACTTTCGGAGACGACAACATTGTGAATGTTGATGATGCCACGTCAGAGGTTTTCAACCAGGTTACTGTTGCGCAGCATATGGATGAGCAGTTTGGGCTCACATATACTGCTGGCAGTAAGGGCGCTGAGTTGAAACCCTACACCACGCTTGATGAATGTACCTTTCTCAAGCGTCGGTTTGTTCGCGATGACCTTGGTGCTGGCGGTTGGGTCGCTCCCCTTGACCCAGCCAGTTTCCTTTTTGTTTCTTATTATTACAAGAACCACAAGGATTTGCAAGGGGAAATCAAAC